CTTAAGCACTGCCGGAAATGGGTCTGGAAGATATTTGAGGATCAAGACGGGATGTTTGACCCAAAAAACAGGCTTGTGGTTGATGCAGAGCCACACTTCGACTTTGAGATAGAAGAGGACTGGGCTGCATATGAATATGAACTGGCTGACGGAACAAAGCTTAAAGGAAACCTAGCCCTAAAAGGAACTATAGATCTCATTACGGATGTTGGCGATGGTGTCTACGAAATCATAGACTGGAAAACAGGAAGAAGATTGGATTGGGCTACTGGGAAAGAGAAAACACCAGCCAAGCTACAAAAAGACCCACAGCTAAGAATGTATCACCTTGCGTGCAAAAAGCTTTACCCTGACGTTGATACCTTCCTCTTGACTATTCATTTTATGAACGACGGAGGCCCATTCACAGTACATTTCCAAGATAGTGACATCCCAAAAACCCTTGAGATGATTCGAAAAAAGTACAAAACAATCAAAGAAACGGAATGTCCCCAACTAAAGAAGAGCTGGAAGTGTCGAAAGTTCTGCCCCGCTGGAATGACAACATTTGAAGGAACTCACATTAAGCCGATTATAGAGAGGCGATTTGGAGCTACTACAAAATATGGTGAATACATGAGTAAGTGTGAGCAGATAAAGTATCTAATCGGAAAGAATGGCATTGAGTGGGCTACCGAAAATCTCATGTCAGAGGATTATGTTATAGGGGAATACAAGGCTCCGGGTGAGGTATGATATCTTTACCTTTTAATAAAGAGATGATAGAAAGAGCTAAGGTAAAAGCCTATTCGCTCGGCTCTATTAATAACTCAATACTTAAAGGCGCTGGTAATATAGCTGGCTATCTTGGCGAAGAAGCTTTAGCTCCCTATATAAATGCAGAAATAGTTAGTAACAATAGGGGTCTTGACAAGTATAATCATGACTTACTTTTGGAAGATGGCCATAGGATAGAAGTTAAGACCAAAAGAAGAACTGTTGCACCAATGCCTTACTATGATGTTTCCGTTGCCAAAACAAGCAAGCACCAGCAGCCAGACATATATGCTTTTATAAGTCTTGAATTTGAAAGAGCGACTAGCAATCATCCTAAAAAATATTATGGCCTAAAAAGAGTTTGGCTATGCGGATTTATGGGGACACACGACTATTGGGACGCAGCTAAGTTGTGGAAAAGTGGACAAATTGACAAAAGAAATAACTTCAAAACCCATGTTGACATGTATAATTTAGAGATAGTAGATTTACACGAAGACTTATCGGAAATACTTGTATGAAATATGTTCCACTACACGTTCACAGTGAATATTCACTTTTAGATGGACTTTCTCAAACAAAACACATAGCCTCTCGCTTGGAGGAAATAGAATCTCCCGCCTGTGCCCTTACGGACCACGGCACCGTCTCGGGAGCCGTTGATTTCTATAAAACCATAGGACAATCTTTCAAGCCAATACTGGGCTGTGAATTGTATTTGTGCGACCAGAAGTCGTCTGTGAAAGACCCATCTAATAGAAAACTAAAACATCAGGTTGTCTTGGCAAAAAATCTTAACGGTTGGAAAAACCTTCTTTCTATTGTTTCAAAGGCAAACCACTCAGAAAACTTTTACCACAAACCAAGACTTGATGCTGAGCAGCTACAGGACTGCGTTGGCGACGACCTTGTTTCCTTTAGCGGGCATCTAGGCTCACGACTCGCATCGGCTGTATTGGACAACCCAGACTGGAAAAGACACGGTGAGAAGGAAGCGAAATACCTACAGTCTATTTTTGGCAAAGAAAACTTCTTTATAGAAATCCAACTTATTGATTCTCTTCAAAATCCCGCAGCAAAGGAAGTGGCTGAAAAGCTAAGGGAGATTTCAAAGTCTACGGGTATTCCTTGCGTAGCAACACCTGATGCTCATTATTGCAGAAGAGAGGATTCACATGATCAGAGGGTGCTTCTCTGCACAGCACTGAGAAAAAGCATATCCCAAATACAAAGAGAAATCAAGGACGGGAGCCTTGTTTCTATGAAGTCCTTTTTTGAATCAGACAGCTATCACATACCAACCCACGAAGAGATGGAGCTGTTTCACACCGAAGAGGAGCTTGCGAATACAAATAAAATATCTGACATGTGCAGCGACTATAATATCCTTGGCCCACCTAACCCACCTGTCTTCGATTGTCCAGATGGAATGTCTCCAAATGATTACCTAAGATACCTCTGTCGTGAGGGTTGGAAAAAAAAGATGCCTCACGTAGGAAAGTCTCACGAAAATTTTTCTGAATATGGTAATAGAGTTAATAAGGAAATATCTATTTTTACGGAAACTGGACTCTCTAGCTATTTCTTAATAGTCAGAGACATCCTAAACGAGACAAGGGCGGGAGGATATTTAACTGGGCCCGGAAGAGGAAGCGCTGCTGGATGCATGGTTTCTTATTTAATGGACATAACCCAAATAGACCCAGTTCCTTTCAATTTAATTTTTGAAAGATTTTATAATGCCGGAAGAAACGCTGGTGGAAGAGTATCTATGCCCGATATAGATATTGACGTTCCAAAACAGTCAAGAGAAGGGATAATAGATTACATTAGGAATAAATACGGTAGTGAAAATGTTGCCCAAATCATTACATTCCAAACCCTGAAGGGGAGGGCAGCATTGAAGAGAGTTATGGCTGCTCGTGGAAACATAGGGTTTGAAGAGCAAAATACCATCACTTCCCACATACTGGACGAATCTAAAATAGCTGATGAATTACAAGACATGAAAGATGAGCTTGGAACATCTTCTATTATATGGTGGGCTCTAGAAAACAGATCTGAGAAGCTCAAGGATTGGTGTCAGATCGGAGAAGAGGGTAAGTTAGAGGGCCCTTTTGCCAGAGTATTCGAGCAAGCCATGAGGCTAGAGGGAACTAAGATAATTCAGTCAAAACATGCTGCGGGCATTGTGATGTCACCTCAGCCTATAAGCGAGGTTTGCCCAATGATTCTTGACAGGGAAGGCAATGACTTACTCGCTGGGTTTGAAGGTCCTAGCTGCGAAGATGTGGGTCTTTTAAAACTAGACGTTTTAGGCATTAAGATGCTTGATAAAATAATGGAGATTCCAAAAATTCTTTCGGAGGTATAATAGAGTGAGCCTTAGAGAGCTAATAGATTATTTGGTTAAGTATTTAGATAAGATGGACAAAATCAAGGACAACGAGGACAAAGAAAATGAACAATAGATGGATCATGGTATTTGATTGGGAAACAGATGGCCCAAATCCCGCCACATGCAATCCGGTAGAGCTTGCCGCTATACCTGTAAATCCGAGAACTCTCGAAATCAAGAGAGAACACGCTTTCAAAGCGGTAATACGCCCTGACGGATTAGATACAGAAGAATATTTTACAAAAGAAAAAAACGATACCATCGCTTGGCACGCCAAGCAGAGGGGGGTTAGCAGCGAAGAGATAGTAAGCTCATGGAAAGAGGGACAAAGCGAAAAAATTGTCTGGAAAAACTTTTGCAATTACTGTTCGAAATATGAAGTGGACAAAAAAAGGGGTCAGTGGTTTGTTGAGCCTATACCTTCAGGGTATAATATCGTGAACTTTGACCTAGTGATTGCCAGAAGACTTGCAAAGAAGTACAAAACGAAACTTCCCTTCTCTGAAGTCTCAAAGATAGATATGATGGACATCTTGTTTATGTGGTTTGAAAATCTGGACGAGCCGTCAAGCATGAAGCTGGATGCCTTTAGGGACTTCCTTGGAATGCGAGCCGCCCAAGCACACGAAGCCTTGTCGGATACGATTGACGAGGCGGAGCTTATGGTTAAGTTTATGAAATTTCACAGGAGACAGTCGAGCGTAGGGAAGTTTAAAGGAGCGTTTTCCAGATGAAAATAGGATTTACATGTTCATCCTTTGACCTACTGCACGCAGGACACATACTGATGTTAAAGGAGTGTAAGGATCACTGCGACAGCCTTGTTGTTGGCTTACATTCTAATCCAAAAATAGACAGGGCTGAAAAAAACGAACCCGTTCAGAGTATGTTTGAAAGATTTTTGCAGCTAGACGCAATCAAATATGTGGATAAAATATGCGTATACGATACAGAAGACGATCTTCTTGAGCTAATGGCATATATCAATCCTGACATTAGATTTATTGGTGAGGACTGGCGCGACAAAAAGTTTAC